CGACGACATCATGTTGGAAATCTTGGATTTGTAATCATTCTTTCGTATCTTATCGGGATACAAAGTTTGAATGGCTACACTTGCAGACCGCTTGCGTTCCGTCTTCCGTTATCGCGTCGGGAAGTACGACTCGCAGACATTAAAACAAGACCTGGGCATTACGGGCTTTGTCAGCTCGGGCGTTAATGTCACGGAACAAGGCGCGCTTGGTATTAGCACGGTGTACGCATGTGTGTACCGCATCGCAAGTACCATTGCCTCGCTGGGGTTGGAAATCTACGTGAAAGACGGACGCGACGTCAACGTGGCCAACATGCACCCAGCGTATCAGGTGCTTGACATTCCCAACGACGAAAACACACCTTACGAGTTTTGGGAAACGCTGGTGGCATCTGCGCTGGTTTACGGTTGCGGCTTTGCCATCATTGAGCGCAACAACCGCGGCTATGCCGAGCGCCTGGTCCCAGTTCACTACTACGACGTGGACATTAAAGAGGTCAACGGGGAGCGCATTTACAGCGTGCGCGACTACGGCGTGGTCATGCCCGAAAACATGTTGGAGATTTGCAACATGCACCGCATGTCGCCCATTCGTTTGCACCGCGAAAACATCGGCCTGGCCAAAGCGGCGCAGGACTTTGGGTCAGAATATTTCGGGCAGAAAGGACAAATGACTGGCGTACTTGCTAGCGACCAGCCGTTGCGCAAAGAACAAATGGACGTCATCCAAAATTCTTGGAACAGTTCGTCCATGAACGCGGGCACCAAGCTGTTGCCATTTGGCTTTAAATACCAGCGCATTACCATTACGCCCGACGAAGCGCAGTTCATTGAAACGCGCAAGTTCCAAGCGGAAGAAATTTGCCGCATTTACTCGGTGCCGCCATCGCTGGTGCAGCTTCCAAGCCAAACCACGTACAACAACGTGGAGCAACAAAACTTGCAGTTTGCCCGCCACACCATTGCGCCGTGGGCCAAGCGCATTGAACAAGAGATTGACCGCAAGCTGATTCAATCATTCGAGCGCCCCGACATTTACAGCAAGTTTAACATGAACGACCTGTACCGCGGCGACCTTGCAGCGCGAACTAACTTTTACACGCAGATGCTGCAAAGCGGCGTCATGAGCATTAACGAGGTGCGAACCAAGGAGCAGCTTAACCCAGTTGAAGGCGGCGACACACACACCGTCCAAGTAAACCAAATCGCATTGGACCGCCTCGGCGACTATAGCGACAAAGTATCAAAAGATGGAAACCAAGGAACAGTATAAAGACGCTGAAAAGCGGACAATGGGCACCATTGAGGTGCGCGAGGCCGAAGGCGACGAAATGGTGTTGGAAGGTTACGCCGCTGTGTTTAACAGTGAGACGGACCTGGGCGCCTTTCGTGAGGTCATTAAGCCTGGCGCGTTTGACGACGTTATGGACAACGACGTGCGCGCGCTCATCAACCACGACCCCAACTTGGTGTTGGGTCGGACTACTAACGGCACGCTGAAGCTCGAACAAGACGAGCGCGGTTTGAAATACCGCGTAGAACTTGGAAAGCAACAGTACGCCAAGGACTTTTACGAAAGCGTGAAGCGTGGCGACATTTCCCAGTCCTCGTTTGCCTTTACCATTGACAAGCAGTCGTGGAATGAGGAGCGCACGGTGCGTAGCGTTGACAAGGTGCGGCAGTTGTTGGACGTGTCCCCCGTGACCTATCCAGCATACAGCGCCGCCACGGTGCAGGCCCGTGACTTGCCGCCTGAACCCGAACAGGTCGCAGAAGTTTCTGCACCTGAACAAGATACAGAAATCCAAAATTTACAACCAACTACAATGAATCTCAACGAGATGAAGGCGGTTCGTGCAAAGCACGCCGACCGCTTCGAAGAATTGGTGAACGTCGCTGAAACTGAAAACCGCGACTGGACCAACAACGAACAAGAAGAAGCCGACTTGTGCAAGCGCGAGGTGGAACGCCTCGACGGTAAGATTGCACGTCGCCAGGCTCACGAAGACATGATCGCACGCCAAGCACAAATGGGCGGCGCGTCAGTTTCTGAAGCCAAGGAAATCAACAAAATCAACCGTTCTTTCAGCTTGAGCCGTGCTGTGCAAGCTGCATCCTTTGGCAAAGCACTCGAAGGCGCAGAAGCTGAATGGGCACAAGAAGCTGCGAAAGAATACCAAATGCGCGGCTTGCAGATGTCAGGTCAAATCGGCATTCCCGCAAACGCACTGTTTCGCGCTGGTGCTGCTGACGACTTCCAAGCAGGTTCGGGCGACGGTGCAGGTTTTGTTGCTACGTCTGTTCCTGGTGTCATTGACGCCTTGCGCACGCCAACCATGGCCGAGCGCGTGGGTGTGACCACCATTAACAACGCAACTGGAAACCTTAAGTTCCCACGCGTTTCTGCCAAGGCTGCAGGTACTGAAGAGACAGAAGTTTCTGCCGATGCTGCATCTGGCTTGGAACTGGACGAGTTGACGCTTTCGCCAATCCGTGTGGCTGCTAACACCAAGTACAGCAAGCAATTGATTTTGCAAGGCGGTGCGCAGGTGGACGCTATGATTGCCCGCGAGTTGGCAGCAGGTATCAACGAGACCATTGACAAAGCCGTGTTTGCAAAAGCTGCTGCTTCTGCTGGTACGATTGTTGACAAGGCCTCTGCTGCGCTTGCATCTTCAGATGTGTTTGCAATGCAAAAAGCCGTGTTGGCTGCTGGTGGCGATTTGGCCCGCTGTGCATTTGTTGGCAGCCCAACCGCAATGACCGTTGTGAAAGGCGAAGCCGCCGTGGCTTCCGTTTCTGCTTTGGTTGAAGGCAACAACATTGACGGTTACACCACGTACTTCACGCCAAACTTGGTCGACGACGACGCCAGCGAAGGCGCCTTGTTGTTTGGTGACTTTGGTTTGGGAATGGTCATGGCGTTCTTTGGTGGTATCGACCTCTTGGTTGACCCATACAGCAACGCAGGCACCGCCCAAATTGCTTTGCACGTGAATAAGTTTTATGACGTGGACGTGCGCCAAGCTGGTGCATTGGCTTACACCTCTGACTTCACGTAATAATTGACTAAACTTGGAAGCCTGGCAATTGGGCTGGGCTTCCTTTTTTTCTCTCGCTCATGAAAGTTGCACGCCCCGCATACGTTACTGGCACCGACGTGGTGTCACTTGCAGATATGAAGGAGTTTCTTCGCGTTGATCACAGCGACGAGGACACGACCATTGCCGCGTTGTTGGACACGGCGGTGGCGCACGTGAGCGATTACACCAACAAGCATTTTGCCGTTGACGGCAGCGCAACGTTTTACCTCTCCCGTTGGCGCCCCGCTGCTTTGGCTTTTGGTCCTGTGCGTAGCATTACCTCCGTTGTCTACGACGACACAAGCGGAGCTGAACAAACATTGAGCACGGCCAAGTATTACACCGACCCAGGCCGCGTTGGCGATTTCATGATTTACTTTCATGACGTGCCCGACCTGGAAGATTACAACGCACAGCCCGTGCGCATTAGCGCCACCGTGGGCCAGGCTGCCAGCGCCAATGTAAAGCACGCCATTCGCATGCTGGTGGCGCACTGGTACGAAAACCGCCGAGCCGTTGTGACGGGCACTATTACCGCTACCATTCCCATGGCGGTGGAGTCATTGCTGAACACTGAACGCATTATTGACCAGCGGCAATGAACATTGGGTTTCTTGACAGGCGCATTAGCTTCTACGCACCTAGCACGACGCGCGACAACTACGGCGCCGAGAGCGGGAGCGCGACGCTGTACACTACTGTGTGGGCAGCGCTTGACAACAAGAGCGCGTCGGGTTCCGTTATTATGGAACAAGAAACCAGCATTAACCGCGTGGTATGGCGGGTGCGCAGCTCATCGACGACGCGCGCCATTACGCCCAAGTACACCATTCGATACAGCGGCGATACCTACGAAATCCTGGCAATTGAAGAAGTAGGCCGCAACGCGGAGCTTCATTTCCACACCCAAAAGGTTGTAAGCGAATGACGCGCGTTGAGGTACAAGGCCTGTCAAAAGTTATGGCCAAGCTGGAGAAGCTCGCCAAATGGAGCGAGAAAGACCACAACGCGCTGGTGGACATTAACACTCGCGTGGGTGACGTCTACGCAGGTTCGTTGCGCGCCAACATCAAGGACTTTGGTAAGGACATTAAGGTGTACGAAAAAAACCAAGGCCCAGGCCGCAACCCAGGCAACGCACCAGGCAAGGTGCGCATGACTGTTAAGAGCGGACAACTGCGCCGCAGCGTTGACACGTGGTTGCCTAACCGCAATGAAACGCGGGTGTTGGCAGGTCCGAAAACTAACACGATGGGACGCCGCAAGACGCGCAAGAACGCCGACGGGTGGTTTGCCAACATCGTTGAGGACGGCATGTTTTTTGGCCGCAAGAGCAACACCAAGAATACAGGCGTTCACAAGCGTAGCAAGATGGCCACGCAAGGCCGAATGGAAAAGCTACACGTACGCCTTTTGCGCAACCGCTTTGAACGTTACATGTCATGAAGGTAGGTCTTGCCATACGCCAATTGTTAGTCGACGACACGCCCGTGCAGGCGCTGGTGTCAGGTCGCATCTATCCCGAACTGGCAGCAGAAGGTTCGCAAGCGCCTTACGTTGTATATTCCGTTATGAGCAACGCGCCGCAAGACACCAAGAACGGCACGCCCATTGACGAAGCCAACGTGGAAATTATCAGCGTGGCACGATCATACGGCGACGCCAACGACCTTGCCGACAAAGTGCGCGCAGCACTAGACCGCGCTAACGTCAGCGTTGCAGTTGGCGAAGGCACCGTGGTGGTGCAAAGCATCCAATACACCAACGAAATTACACAGGTGAGCGAGGACCGCCAATACTACGCGGCAGTCCAGGACTACACCATACGCATTAAACGTTCATGAGCATGTCAAATTTTATTCTTGAAAACTGGGCTGAACTTACGTTGGCCATTCTCGGCCTCGTAAAAGTCATTGTCAACTTGACGCCGACGACTAACGACAACAAGGTGTTTGGATACATCGACACCTTAATTAACCTCATCATTGCAGACCGCATCAAACCAACAAAAAAAGATTAACCATGGCAGAGACAACAGGAATTATCAATGGTTCCGACCTCCGCATTTTCCTGTCAACTACCGACGACAGCGAAGTACTGATTGACAACCTTACCGACTGTAGCATTAGCGTCACTTCCGACCTGCGCGACACGACGACCAAAAGTAACAACGGATACCGTGCTATGTTGCCTGGCCTTAAGAGCGCCACGGTAAACTTCACGGCGTTGTACGCTTCAGATGCTACCAACGGCTACAACGAATTGATTGGCCACCAACTTGCCGACAGCAAAGTGTACCTGCTTTTCACGCACGCACCCAGCGGCACGGAGAATACAGGCGATGAGCGCTTTGACGTGGCGGGCTACATCACGAGTTTGGAGCTGTCAGGCGGTACGGAAGACAACGGTACCTACACCTGCACTATCGAAGTTCACGACACGATTGTGCGTGAAGTGATTGCGTAACCTAATTTTACTGCATGACTATTACGCTTGAAGGCAAAACGTTTCCCGTGCGTGCAAGCATGCGCGCCTGGAAAAACTTTGAAAAGGCAACGGGGTGCAAGGTAACTGGCATTGATGCCGAGGACGTTACCAAGATGCCCGAACTACTGTACTACTTTGTGCAGGAAGGTTGTCTAAAGCAAGGCATGCAGTTTAAGATGGACGTTGACGATTTCTTGGGCATGATTGATGTTCAGGACCTTCCGTCACTTATGCTTGTAGTCCAGGAGGCTATGGGCGGCAGTGAGCAAAAAAAAACGGAAGCGACGGAGGACAGCAACGCGCACTTGAATGGGACGAAATAGAGCGCTTGGGGCTGGGCATGTTAGGCCTTGACCCCAAGCGACTCTACGACCTCACATTCCGAGAATTTGGCAACGCCGTACGCGGTCGTTACGAGTTTCAAGAACACTGCGAACGCGGTGCCTGGGAGCGAGTGCGATGGCAAACGGCGTTGTTGTTG